CTGAATATAAGTTACTTCAGCAAGTCTATTCGCAGCGTTAACGTCTGCCTGAGTCGGCTCCTTCAAAGTGGTTGTAGTCGATGCGGATATAGCATTCGCTTGACCTGTAGAAACGGCCGGTTGGAACGGAATCGTGCTTGCAAGCATAGCATTGATAGTCTTAGCCTTCATTTGGACGTCTCCCAAATCAAGGACTGGCGTAATAGTAGGATTGAATTCGTCCATGTCACCAAGACTTACGGCAGCCTGACTCAAAGCATACTGCATACTGTTCCTAACTCGATCGCCCAAAGCCTCCGAACTAGCAACTGCGGAAGTATCTCTATCTATTCCCAGAGCAAGACCTTCTGCAAACCAGTTACCATATTGAATCATTACTTTAGAAGGCGAACCAATATTGAAAACTCTACCAACGGCACCAACAGCGCCCTTTGCCATATCGACAGCAGCGCCGGCAACGTCTTTAGCTTTTCCAGCCAGACCAAAGGTCATACCATTGACAATCGCTCCAGCCAACTTAATGCCCTCTTCACGAATTTCATCAATATGTTCGTCGATACTTTGACGAATACCCTTGATCAAACTGATAATGAACTCGAAGCCAGCATCTACTAGTTTCTTGATGTTCTGAGCAAGACCAATAAGGAAATTCTCAACAACAGTTACGCCAGTGTTGATAATTCGCCACAAGTTATCACTGATACTAGTAATAAAGTGAATAATCACATCAGTAGCAGCAGTCACAACAGTACCAATATTATTAGCGATACCCTCAAGCAAACTTGCTAGAATTTCCGCACCCTTTGCAACAACTTCGCCAATATGATCGGCGATGCCTTGCAAGAAAGTGGTAAGAAGCTCAACGCCCTTAGCGATGATATCAGGCAACTTATCAGTAACAGCCTGCAGGAAATTCTCAATAATTTCAACAACCGTTGTTACAACTTCTTGAATATGATCTCTGATTCCTTGCAAGAAATCGATCAACATCTTAAAGCCGGCGGCAATAATATCCGGAGTCAATTCTGTGACAGTGTCAAGCAACCCTCGAACAAATGCAATTGCTGCTTCTACAAAGCCAGGAATATTGTCAATGACCAACTGGATCAATGCTTGAATTGCTACATTCAGTTTAGCAATCAACCCAGGAGCCGCTTCCAATATCTTGTTACCAAGTTCAATCAATCCTTCAGCCAGTGAAGCAATGATCGCAGGAAGCTTTTCGATTAACAAGTCTAGTGCAGAAGCCAAGGTAGCAATACCCTGTGTTCCTGCAGTAGCAATGATAGCGAATGCAGTTGCTACAAGGTTTGCGCCCAAACCGAACAATGCCATACCAGCACCAACAACAAGAAGTGCAGCGCCAAGAATAAGCAATGCTCCGGCAGCGGGCTCCATAAGCAAAGCAGCTACGGCAAGAGTACCAAGAATAAGGGCGATTCCACCCAAACCCTTAAGCAACTCACCCCAACTGATGCCACCCAAGACTTTAATTACTTCAGCAAGCATACCAAGTGCCTTTGCTGCAATCAATACAGCTAGTGCCCCTGGAATTGCTTCGGTCATTCCAGACAAACCAAGTGCAAGGACAACCAAAGCCCCTGCAATGCCGACAAGACCCTTACCGATAACACTCCAAGACAAAGAGCCCATTGCTTTCATAGCTTTAGCAATCGCTATAAGACCAATGCCAACAAGAAGAAGACCTGCACCAATGATAGGCAAGTCAAGTGACATGTGCTTCATTGACAAAGCGAGAATTATGAGCCCGCCAGCAACACCAGCAAGTCCTTTACCAATTTCTTCCCAACTCATTGTGGCAAATATCTTCATTGCAATGGCAATGGCGTTCAATGCGATGCCGACAAGAAGAAGACCTGCACCAATGTTTACAGCAGTTAGTTTAGGCATCATCTGCATAGTCTTAGCAATGATAGCCAAACCTACACCGACCGATACCAAACCCTTAGCGATTTCTTCCCAACTCATTGTGGCAAATATCTTCATTGCCGCAGCAAGAATATTCATCGCCACAGCGATGGCAAGAATACCAACGCCGGCACGAATCATTCCACCGGCATCAAGGTTCTTAGAGGCTACGGTTAATGCGGTTAGCATGCCTGCTACGGCAGCAAGGCCCTTGCCAATCTCTTCCCAACTCATTGTGGCGAATATCTTTGCTGCAACAGCCATTACAAGCATTGCGCCTGCCAATACGAGCAAACCAGCAGACAAGATTGTCAACTGAGCGGCTTGCATAGGACCGTTTACAACCTTATCCAAGAGCGCCATAGCAGTTACAAGTTGTCCAAAGCCAATAGCCATAGCTGTCATTGACCGAGTCAATGCATCAGAGTCCATAAGCGACAAGACAACAAGCGATGCAGTCAAGATCGCCAGTGCTCCAGCAATCTTTAGCAGAATATCCGCTTTGATGTTGGTTTGCATTGTTTGCAATGTTCCAGTTAAAGTGTCAAACGACTTCGAGATATTCTTCATGATCCCGCCGCCGAAATCCAAGTTACCATTAATGAACTTGCGGATCAAAAGCACCAAGCCACCAAACAAACCAGTGTTAACGGTGTCTAATGCTTGATCATAACTAACACCAGAAAATGCGTCTGCAATCTTTTGGGGAATTCCTCCGAGATGTTCCCGAATGAAGTCTCCAATATTACCAAGCGCACTTACAAAGCTTGGGAACTTATCAATTAGTGATTGGAATCCGTCCCAAGCAGCCCCCAGAATTTTTCCTAGGAAACCGAAACGTTCGCCGAGTCTATCAATCGCTCTATCAACAGCACCAGTACCCTTGCTGAATGTATTAGTAGCACCTCCACCAGTGAAGAACTCAACAATTGTGTTTTTGACTTCAATCACTTTGTCGATGAATGGTTGCATGTAATATATAGCTTTGTACACTGCGTTGTGAATGTTGTTTGCGAGATTATCAAAGAAGTCTATGATTCCATTACTATCGTCGAGAACTTTCTTAAGCTCAACAATTTTGTCAGCGATTCTAGCAATGAACCCAATGATTCCTGTGTTTGGATCACTATCACTAAATTGATCAATCAATCGCTTTACGAAATGGAAAAGACCTTTGACAATGTCAATGCCGATTGAAAATGCAGCAAACAACCCTCGGAATATACGAGTTATGAGAACGACAACCGCCGGCGAAGGCTTTATTGACGCCATAAACTCTTCAAACCGTTTGGTAAGAGCAAACAATGTGACGAAAGTCTGCGGTGGGAAAATATCTCTGAATGCAGCTTTGATAGGCGCTAGAATAGCAAGTACGCCTTGAAATCCTTCCATCAATCCTTGGAATAAGAGATCTCGACCTCCAACTTCAGACCAACTCTTTAACAACTGGTTACGAGCATCGGCTGATTTCTTAACCATTGCGCCAATAGTGTCGTTGATTAGTGTGAAGGTTGTTCTAGCTTGTTCAAAGTCACCAAATATAGTTCGGAAAGTCTGTGACCATCCTGAACCGATACTTTCCTTGATTGTGCTGATGAGCTGAGTCATCGTCTTGACTTTGGTGGCTGCATCTTGTGCAGTGGCACCCATTTCTTGAATCTGCTGAATTTGTTCGGTAGTGAAACCCTTTGCAGCGAGTTGCGCATCCGTCATGTCACCGGTAAAACCCTCGAGTGTGGTGGTCAACACATCTGCTGTAATCCAGCCACTTTCAAGAGAGTTACGGAAACTGCCTACGTCTTTAGTCCAACCCTCAAACGTTGCTCCAATTGGAAGATCCTTGATTGTGCCCAAAGTCTTACCAGATTCGAACAACGCTCTCTGAAATACTTCACCACCCATACCAGCATTTACAACAGAGTTCCAGTCCATAAGTTTCACTGTGCCAGAAGCAAGAGCTTGAGAAAGCTGATACATGGCAGTCGAAGCTTGGTCTGCACTTGAACCAGAGACAGCAGCAAGGTTTGCAATACCTTTAATAGCCTGCGTTGAAGTATCAAGACTGACACCTGCCGCAGTAAAGGTACCAATGTTTCTAGCCATTTGCGAGAAGTTGTAAATGGTTTTGTCCGAATATTCGTTCAATGTGTCAAGCGCTTTGTTGACATCATCCAACGTAGTGCCATCTCGCTTTGTGTTAGCAAGAACTGTTTGAATCGAGTTCATGTTGGTTTCGTATTCCTGGAAACCGCTAATAACTTGATCCAATGACAAAGACTTACCAAGTTGAATACCTGCAGTAACTGCACGATTGACAACGCTATTGATAACGCTGAAAGCAATTGCACCCATTGCAGTGAACTTACCTGAAATGCCTTCGACAGCGCTGGCAATACCTTCAAGGCTGAAATTACGGCTAGCTAGGGTTAGATCGTTCATGCCTTTGTTCGCATTTGCAAAGTCAAGACTGCCTTTCAGCTTATCCAAACTTGCAATCGTAGAGGCTACTTTTTCCTGAAACGAAGCATTGTCGAATTTCATCGCTACAATGCGATCATCTACGCTAGCCATTCTTCACCTCGTTCCATACTGCATCGGCGATCATGTCAAAGACAGGTCGAATTGCTGGGTTGATGTAGTCGTAACCTCGAACGTATCCACCGGTACCCGTTCCGTGTCCATACTGAAGAATGATGGCAATAGGTACGCCGTTGTGTACATTACTGTTCAACCACGTGAGAATTGTAGATCCTCGTTCTTGTGAAATCTTGTAAGTCCAAGATGCAGCAGTCAATCCACTTCTAACTGGTGTTGCGCTTGCTAAAGCATCAACTCCAACTTGCCCATAATGATCAAGAATTTCTCGAAATCGAATTTGGGACATGTTGTGTAAGAACTTTTCCATCTTGTCGAAGGAACCGGTTGTGTCTACAGTGATCACGATTCCTCCTTTTCACTCCCATTTTGACAATTAGATAGCAACCTTGATCATCTTGCAGAACACAATGTAAGGTTGAACCAAACTCATTGCTACTCCAGAACCCATGTTGCCCGAGCTGAACTGAGCAATGTCAACAGACAAAGTGCCCGCCGGATGAGTGTGTGGTACTGATTCAACACCAGTGGTTGGGTTAGTAAGTGGAGATCCTTCTGGGAACAACAAGTTATAGCTGCTACCTGCCTGGAATCCGAGGTGAGTACCATCACCATATAGCAAACCATCTCCGCCAGGAACGGTCAAACCATGAGTGTGTTGAACGCTTTCAGTACCAGTACTACCAGTCACAGCAGTAGCTGGAGGGTTTACTGTAACGCCAACAGCAGGAAGTTCTGCCTGTGTAAGAACGTGTGTTTTAGCGCCACCCGTTTCAGCAATCGTGTCGAAATCGGTATCGCCGGAGTTGTAACCGATGGAAACCTTACCCCTTGTGTCGGGCATAAGTGCGTTGGATCCAGACTTTTGCGCTGCTGGGAGAACAGCCCACCAATCTGGATAAGTTGTTTGTGCATTGGTTACTGTTTGCCCCGTCATTGCTAACCATTTAGCATTCGGTGGAGTGGTTCCGTTATACTCAATAATAGAGTTCACCGGAAGAAGATCATTCAATTGTGCTGCAGTTGCACCTGGTGACCCGGTAGGTCCAATAACAGGTCCTGCATCAATAGTACTGGCATCGTACTTTGTAAGAATTAGATGACCACTACCATTAACAACACCACCAACTACGACGTTGTCACGAATCGCAATCATCGCTTCGGCAGTCATGCCGTTTACTGTAGTCATAACTTCTCCTTAACGAGAAAGATCGCTGATCGTGTAATTATCCGGATCCGTAAACACAGCATTCGCTTGAAGAATTTGAAACGTCTCTGGTCCGATCATCTGAATAAGATTGTCTGGCCCTTCGGCAGTCCAAGTACCATCAAGATTATCTGTGATACGAATAAGCACCCATTCACTGATAAATGTAACAAAGATGTTAATCGGAGGAAGACTAGGCGCCGTAATGTCGTCGCCATAAAGAGTCTGTTCAATATCCGCTAACAGCAAAGGACTCATCTTTCTTGTGTCAAATATAAGATGAGCTGTTGGCTTGTATCCTGGAGCATCACTTGGTATTGCTGTGATATTCCATTCAAATTCTATTGGTGATTCTGAATCAGAAATCGTTTCGTGTGATTTCGCTGACGGAAAAGCAAGAAGATTGTACAAAACATGAATTTTGTATCCTGCATCTCCAGTTTCATCGTTTCCAACTTTTGTACGGTATGACAAACCAAATCTGCTAGGAGTTTGATTTGTAACAAACATGCCGTTGTTTACTTCCAAAGTTCCTTCAAAAGGTAGGAACTCATCAGGATAAGTGTATGCTTTCAATGAAGCTGCAAAATCTCCTGGTACAACAACATCTGAATACTTGATCCCATCAAAATATAGTGGATCTTGACTGTTTCCAGTAACTTGTTCATCAACTGAAATAAGTCCATTCCAAGCAATGCCCAATCCACCTGGAAGATACAAAACTCCACGATCTACGCCACTTTCATAAACTCTTGTACCTGGATCATCCCATGTTAGAACGGTCATTACTCCTCCTATCCAGC